CAATTATGCCCACCCCCAAACCGTTTCGATTTCAAGCGATTGAATACCTGGTCCCAAAACAACCCCAACATTCTTCACTTTCGCTGGATCAACTGTGATAAAGTCCCCTGACCATTTCACTGGTTTTCCTGTTGTTGTCTTAAAACTAGGATTATCAGGATTGTTGACCATCACAAGCGACTCAGCAAGCCTTTCAAGCCTAATGACCTGCCCAGCAATTGTAAACGAAGTCTCAGCAGCGCTCTGACCAACGATTGTGATTTTAGGAAAGGCAAGTGCAGAACCTTGCACGGTTAAAGTCCCACTTCTTGTCAATCTCTGTGTATCGGTGCCTTTAAAGTATTTGGTAGGGTGGCAAGTGAAGGTTGCTTTGGTCATGTAAAGACCAGGTTGCACTTCTTCAAGATCAGTCACATTGACCTTATAACACCAGAGTCTAGTTGTTTTGACTCGCTCACTCTCTAGCCAGAACTTCTCACGGATAAACAGACTCATAAATTGGTTCATCTGTTCTTCAGTAGGTTTGACTAAGTAAATGGTATAAGTTTTCTTGACTAGTTCCCTATGCTTGTTCGTCTGAACAATTGCTCCACTGATACCACCATGCTCCAAAAGAGCTGTCTTGCTCTCTCCCAGAGCAATTGAAGGAGAATCATGGACAATGACTTTAAACGGAAAAGACGATGTTCTCACACCGTCAATCACAAGCTCATTATGCTTTATCATGCAAACCCTCCTTTCAATTGTGTCTTGCGTTGCAATTCGTCAGCAATCCTCTGCGCTACCTCGTCAGCAATACGAATGATGTCAGCTTCTTCTCTGATAGTATTACCACTAATGGTAATGTTAATTGTCGGTGAAGTTCCACCCATAGTCTGAGCAATACCTCGACCGATAGCACCAAGTGTTTTGTCATTTAGTGGTAACACTGCTTCATTCCCAGCTTCACCACCAACCATGAGGTTATTGCCATTCATTCCAAAAATGGTTGGTTTCGTCATGATACCGCCCTTGGCATACCATTCGATGCTGATACTTGGAACACCCTGGCTCAACCAGTCGAGTGGATTGGCTGAACCGCTAACAGAGAAGTGAGGTAGTGGGATATGTGGCCAACTAATGCTGAAGTTAAACAATCCTTTGATGGTATTGATAGCCGTGCTGACGAGGTCCTTCGCCCCATTGATGGCACTACCGATAGAATTTTTAATCCCATTCCACACGCTTGATACTGTGCTTGAAATGCCATTCATGATATTTCCTATAGTTGTGGAAATACCTTGCCATGCCGTTGAAATGATGCTTGAGATTGAAGAAATTACTGTTGAAACAATTGATTTAATCGCTTCCCAAACCACTGACATGGTATTTTTGATTGTCTCCCATGCTCCTGACCAATCTCCATTGATTACTTGCATGATAGCAGTAATGATGCCTTGGATGACTGTTATAGCAGTCTGTACAACTGTTTTAAGCACCTCCCAAACCATCGATACGCTTGTTTGCATATTCGTCCACATCGCTTCAAAATATGGAACCAGATATTCCATAGCAACTTGAATAACAGTGGTGATGATGTTAATAGTCGTACCGATTATTGTAGAGATAGTGTCCCAAACAATCTTAAAGGTGCTTTCAATAAGCGCCTGGTTCTCGTCTATCCATTCAGTGATCCCGCCAAATACAGAAATAATAAAATCTGAAACATTCTGGATGGCTGTGCTGATTGCGGTTTGAATAGCTCCCCAAACCGTGTTGACAATCTCCATAATCCATGTATGATTAGATTCCCACCAAGCAATCATCCCTCCAAAAACATCCTGAATAACCTTATCAATGCCAGTGATTGCTAAAGTTATCAAGTATGACATGATATTCCAAACATAGCTAGCTGTTTTTAGAATGTCTTCTTGATTAGTTTTCCACCAATTCGTTAAAATTCCCCAAACATCTTGAACTACTGTGCTGATTGCTTGAACTACTGTTAAGATAACTGTTGAAATGGCATTCCAGACTGTGCTAGCGATATTGTAAATCGTATCTTGATTTTTCTTCCACAAAGCTAACAGGGCATTCCAAATCGTTTGAACGATTTCTAGTATAGAATGTATAGCTGATGAAATAGCGCTCTTGATACTCTCCCAAGTGTTAATTACAAAATTCTTAAAGGTCTCATTATTTTCCCACAATTCCTTCAAGCCGATGATCAGTAGTGTGATGACGGCTGCAACTCCCAAAACCGTTCCTATTACTGGAATAAATGCTCCAATAAGTCCAAGAACCGTTGTTTCCATTGCAACCGCTGCAACCTGTAAGGCTAGAAAAATTGGTAGCAAGGCTCCTACAACTGCTAAAATACCAGTAAATACAATGATGGCTTGTTTAATTGGAGTAGATAAGTTGCTGAACCAAGTTGCGACCTGGTTTACAATTTTCCCTAGTGCTTGAAAGACTGGTATCAACATTTCAAGGATTGGTTGGCCAATTACAGCGAGTGCGTTGGTTCCTGATTGCTTCAGATTTCCCATCACATTCTCGAGTCCGTCGGCTTCTCTCTGAGCCTGTCCAAGAGCTCCTGAAAGTTTATTCCCGTCTTCGACCATCTGAAGCAAAGTCAATTGCTTTTGGGCTTCGCTTAGGTCCTTAAATGATTTTCCATATAATTTATTTGCGGCCGCGTTTCTAGTTGTCTCTGTCGCAGAGATACCAAGAGCTGCATCATTAGCAAAATTTCCTTTTAAGAAGGATTGTAGACTCTCTGTCACGCTCTCGATAGACTTGTCATAAAAGGCTGCACCATCTGCCGCCGCCCTAGTTGCACGAGAAGTCAGGTCCAATGCTTGCGCAGTGTCTAGTCCTGAAGTTTTTGCAAATGAAGCCATCTGAGTGAATGAGCCTTGCAAACGTTCAGGTACAATGTCCATTTCTTGACCAATAGCGTTCAGTGATTCCCTTGCTTGAGCTTCCATGTCGCCAAAAACAGTTGTGAATTGTGCATTGCTTGCTTGAATCTGAGCCGCTGCTTCAATGGATGAAGCCCCTACTTCCAAGATTTTTTGTGATAGCTCTGCCAACTTCTCGCTCGTCTGCTGGAGCGCTTCTGCTCGAATAGTATTTGACATTGCTGTCATGCCATCTTGAGCATTATTAGCAGAGGATTTAGTTTGGTTCATCTCGTTGTTGAGATGGTTTAATGCAGTCTTAGCTTGATTCAGTTCAGACTCCATCTTGTTGGCTTGTGTGGAATTTTCACCAAATTCTTTTTTGGTGAGCTCCAATTGTCGCTCTAAATTTGAAATCTGCTTATTGACAATATCAGACTGAGCACCAATCTTTTTCTGGGCAAGAGCATTTCTCTCGGCTTCGCTAGCATTTGAACCCAAAGCACTTTCTTGCAGTTTAAATGAACTTGTCACCTTTTCCATCTCGGATGCTAGTTGGCTCTGTTCACTCTGCAAATTGTTCAGCTTACTGATATTGTTTTCTGTCGCTTGACCGTTTCCAGATAATGCCTGGTTCACACTAGCAAGCTTACCCTCATATCCTTTTAGGACGTTTTGAGTGACTTCAACTTCACGTTGAAAAGCTCTGTACTGATCAGCGCCGATATCACCATTTTTGAACTGCTGTTCCACCTGAGACTGAGCTTGTCTCAAAGTTTCTAGCTTCTCCTTGGTCGTTGCAACTTGCTTTTGCAAGACTTCTTGCTTCTGAGTCAGGAGCGTTACGTTTCCTGTATCAAACTTCAAGGCTTTGTCAATCTGTCTCAACTCCTGACTTGCATCAGTAGCAGCCTTATTGACATTTTTCAGCGCCTTCTGTAAAGGTTGCGTGTCGCCATCGATTTCAATTTTGATACCTTTGATATTTCCTGCCATATTTCCTCCTTTCTCAAAAAATAGAAAAGCGCTGAGAGAACTTCTATCACTGATAATGCAGTAAGGCCAACGAACTTGGTCTCAGAATCGCTCTCTCAGCACCTATTTTTTTTATTTAAAAACTGTCAAAATCAGCTTGCGTTGCCTTCCGTTCGCCACCCTTATCCTCACTCCGTAAATTCACATAATCCGTCTGATAATCCAGAGCCATTCCGATTGAGATATGCTTTAGATCATCTATAGACAGACCAGTTTCTTTACAGCAGGATAGATAGGATTCTACTGTGAAGATTTCTTCGCTAGCTGATTCTGATTCATCTGGTGCTTTTTTGTCGTCATGCTCGCATTCAGCATTTCCATCAGCACAGGTCCAACTTCCTGAATCGGGAAGATTTCCATTTCCATGAAGAATTGTTCATAAGGCTTGATATGAGGATTTGCAGATTTAGCAAAGGTCCAAAAAAGGCGGTTGAAAAAGGTCATATCAAACTCTTCTAGCATTGAAATGTCAATGTTAGTCGCTGTCAATTCTTTTTCAGCTTCAAGCTTGTTCAATTCATTCATGAATGATTGATTTTTCAACATTGAGAACAAATCTTGAAAATAATCTTTCCCAAATTGTTGCTTGTAGGCGATAGGAGTATAGCCGTTGGTCCCCAACTCATACTCCTGATTACCAACCAAAACGATTTTACGCATAGATCTTCTCCTTAAGCTGCAACCGCAGTAGGTTCATAGACTTTCTTGAACCAGTTGTCATAAATTTCCTTATTATCAGCTGATGTGATAGAACGTTTAACAACTGAGTCCAGAGGACGAGGACTTGCTTTAAAGCCAAGTTCACGCTCATTGACGTTTGTCCCATTTTTGGTTTTCGAACCATTTCCTGGACGGCTCGCTGAACAATAGTAAAGGACGTGACGTGTTTTATTCTTGTCCCCTGAAAATTCGAACATCAAGGCAAATGATGTGAATTCTGCATCAGCTTTTTCAGTCAAAACACCTGTCTGAGCATCTTTGATTTCACCCAAAATCTTAGTCGCAAACATTTCAATAATGTGAGAGATTTTGAATTTCCCTTCATACCCTTCGTTTGAGTTCATGAAGTGATAATCGATATCGTCTGCTTTGATTGGTGTTGATTCACCCTTTGGATCCAATGTCAATTCCATTGCTCCAGGAAAGCGGAAAATTTCATTGTAAGCAATCACTCCATCTGCACCAATTGATTTAATTGGCGCAACGTGAACATTTTTTAAACCAAAAGTTACTTTATTTTCTTGAGTCATGTCATTCCTCCTTAGTATAGATAGACCGTGTAAGACTTGACATAGAGTCTTTCAGTCTCGATAAATGTTTCTTCTTGAACATCGAAAAAGAGCTCGTGGGTTGTCCACAGCTCTTCCAGACGTTCTTCCAAATCTTCATCCTTACTCTCAAAAGCCAGCTCAACTGTCACGCTCTTAATCTGATGATTAACCGTGTTGTCAGCTGCATTGATGACTGGACTTGATTCATAATAGACCAGGTAAGGTAGGTCAGGAGCGTTCCCAGTTTTAAACGCTCGATAAGTGACAGGCAAGTTTGCCTGTTCCAAAATAGCAGCAAAGTCTGATAGCTTCATTTCCCAATCTCCTTGATACGCTTTTCAAAGTTCTGAATTGCTTTTTCTTCAGCTGGCTTGATATGGACGATACCAGCGACACGACCACCATTTCTTGAAATGTGTCCGTTCTCAAGTATGTGAGTAAGACTTGCAACTGCGTTAAACACAACAAAAGAGCCATTGGCCAACTTCTTCTTTTTCCAACTTCTACGATACTTTCCGTACCGTTTCGGACTTGTCTCTTTCAACTCATCCACAGTCTCATCAGCCACTTGCTCTGCAATCTTATCCACTTCTTCAGTAACCTCATCAGAGTAAGCTGCAAGCTCTTTTGCTATCAAACCAGCAAGGTCATTACTCATTTCAAGACCTCTGACAAAGTCAACTCTAAAATTTCAGAATCGATAGGATAGGTTTTCAAGATACGATATTGCTTGCCTTCAAATTTCGCAAACTCCTGATTCTCATACTCAAAATTTCGAATCTCAACGACCAAGCTCGGTTTTAGACCTGCCTGATTTGCTTGATAAAATTCAGAGCGAGTAACCTTCTTTTTACGACACAACAGAGTAACTTCAACATCTTCAGAGATTGGTTGTAGCAACTTGTCCTTACCTGTGACTTTTTTAGAGATCAATTTGATTTCATGATTCCACATTCTTGACCTCTTTCTTTGATGCTATCTGTAAATTATGCAGTCGCCATTGAAGGTGACGTGGCATATCCACCCCACCCTCATAGCGATAAGCAGCATAGTCAACGATAAACATTTCATGGTCAGCACGCTCACCAACAAGCTCGATACCGAGGTTATCGGTCAATTCAGTGATGACACTTGAAATGATTTTTTTTAACGGCTTGTCTCTCAAGTCGGTTGAAATACCCAACTTAAGCTTCAGCAATTCCAAAAGCTGACCTTCGTCCATGTTTACTCCTCAACTTCCTTAGCAGGCTCTTCAGTAGTTTCCTCAACTGTTTCTTCCTGCTCAACTGCGGGCTCTTCCTTAACGTCTTTTGTTTCAGGAGCTGGTTTCTTAGGTTCATCATCTCCCAAAACCTCAAGGAAGATAGAGCCAGCAGTGTTGGCACCAGTCAAAAGGCCATTGGTAAAGCTATCTGTGGGTTTATATCCCTCACGAGGAAAGATATCGCCAACAGCATAGTCATGTTTTTCAGGATCAGCCAAGTCCTTGAAAGGACGGATTACTTTATAGCTCATTCGCCACCTCCTTAAGCTACAACATCAGTGTAGGTTCCGAATACCCCAGCATCTTCATCAGTCTTCTTGATGTCAAAACGTAGGTATGATGCAAGGTTTTTACCAAATTTGTGATTGTCTTCCCAATTCACGCTCAATTCCATACGGTCAAACAATGTAAGGAAGTATTCAACATCTCCGATAAAATACTTCATTTCCCCTTCTTGACCCAAAAGAGTGTCATCAACAGGGTAGATAGTTTTTCCAGAGAATGAATAGCCTGTTGGTGAAGTGATGTCAGGTTGAAGCATGTAGCGGCCGTCCTTGTCCTTAACTTTATCCAATGCGTTGAACATAGAGTCAGTAACAACAAGAGATTTTTTATAAACAGATGAAATCTTAGTATTCAAAATATCTTTAAGTCCATCATAACCGCTAGCATTTACAACTTTTGCAGTTTTCAGAACATCCGCAACAATTGCCAATTTTGTTTGTTCGTCCTGATCTTGAATATCTGCTTGCATGATTCCAATAAGGTCATATTGTGCATCTTCAATCGCTTCACGAGAGATAGGAAGTTCCCCACGATAAGTCTTAATTTTGTAATCAACTTCAGTGATTTTTGTTTTTCCTAATTCTGGATTTTCTTCCAGTTCACCAACCTCTGTCATCTTACGATTTGATTTCTTCATGACTGGGTAAGTACCTGAACCACTTGTTACTTTCACAATATGGATTAGGTTAAGCAGCGGGTTCTGACGTTCAGGTGTTTTTTGTGGTTCCAAAACTTCTTTCGGAATAATCGCTCCTACATCTGTTGTTTTAACACCTGTGCGTTTTTGTCCACGAGAGCGGATGAATTCTAGTACTGCTTCACGTTGTTCCAATTTCTGTCCTCCACGTTTTTCTTGACTTGGGTAAGTCGGTGCCTTACGATTTAGTTCTTCAACTTGATTTTTCAAATCTTCGATTTCTTTTTCAAGTTGTTCTTTTTCTGCCAATTTATCATCCAATTCTTTTTGGATGTCTTCAAGGCTCTTTTCAACTGCTGAAACTTCTTCATCAGTTCCAGCTTGCTCCAATTTCTTCGCTTCAAGCTCTGAGCGCTTGTTCAATTCTTTGATTGCTTCTTCAAGCTCTACCACTTTGTCTGCTTTGTTGCGCATACGAGCGCCTAAAATCAATGATTTGTGCATAGGTTAAATTTCTCCTTAATTTCTTTCTTGCGCTTGTCCAGCGCTTCACGATTGGCACGTTGTTGACTTTCAAAGTCTTTCTGTCGTGCAGCAATTTCCGTTTGCGGATAGGCTGGGAAAGTACATGGACTCACTTCAAAGATTTCTAATTCTAAGATAGTGTCCAGGTACGAACCATCTGCCTGCTCTTCCGTATTGATTTTGATTGGGATGAAACCAAAGCTACATCCAATCACATCGCCACGCTGAACACGAGCATAGGCCCCAACAGCTTGCGGGTCATCCTTGTTGATGATGATGTCGCCGTAAAGCCCGATTTCATCAACTCCTAAAATGACCGTCCCGTTACCAGTACGACCAAGCACCAAACTATCATCATGATTAAATAATGCCCTGATGTCAGCTCCTTTGATGGCTTTTTCAACACCCTCACGCTTGATTACCTCAAAGTAGCCTGGCCATAGTTCAGTAACTTCATCAAACTTGATAAAGTACCCACTCAAAATCAAATCACCGCTGTCAGCTTCTTCTCGTGTTTTAAATTGAGCGGTACGATAACTATTCCGTTTGTTCATTCTCTTCCTCACCCCCTTTCAGTTTCTTCTGGTCCCCAAGTCTGTCTTGTGGGATATAGTTCTCAAGAGCAAGGAGCTCATCCATATCAGGATCAGGTGGCATCCCAAGCCAATCCCTCCACTCGTTTCGACGCATTGCCATACTTTTAGTCATCTGTTCAGCAACTGAAGACAATTCTGTAATGTCATACGAATAAAGCGAGCGAGCATTAAGTTTGAAATACCGATTGTTTGAAACGAGTAAGTCTCTCGTTAAGGTCTGAGTGATTGTCGTAGCAATGCTCATGACCGTTGTATTGACAAAGTTGTTGTATTCTTCTTTGTCAAAGCTACCAACTCCCAAAATAAAAGCTGGAACTCCCAAAAGCCCAGCAACTGTTTTCTTGTCAATTTCAACAGATTCATTGATAGCAATATCTTTCAAACTTAATGGCTTGACCTGTTCAACCTCTAGCAAAGCATCAGGAATAATCCACGGCTCACCTGCCTGACTTGTTGCTAAGTATTTCTTAGCAACCTTGTCTCGTCCCTCTTGCGTGGCCAATTCTCCATTCGAAGAATCAACCTTAACAATCAGGCTAGGAACGTTCTTTCCATTCATAAATCCTTTTTTGATTTGAGTAGCAAGGTTTAAATTCCTAACAATATCCCTCAGAGCAAGCCTGTAGCCAGTCCCTACAAATGGATTATCTGGATCTGGGTTGATTACAAAGTGCACGATTTCGCTTGGGCTGTAGTCGATACCACGATAATTCACGATATAACCAACATCATCACTTTTGAAAGAGACCTCACTCATTGCGAATGGTCTCAGGTTCAAAATATAATCATTCACAGGATCATATTCGACATGAAGAACCGAATTTCCGTCACCAAATAGCAACAGATCACGCACAATCTTGAAAATCCAAGTCTTGCGAGTCATGTTGTCGCATGGATTTACATCGATTTTTCTAGCTAGTCCGTCTTTAATTCGGATGTCGCCCTTGTCGGTATTCTCCATCAAGTGAATAGTCATGTTCGACACCATGTCAGCAATCTTATTGACCGCAGCAATCACATCAGGATTGCGAGCCAAAGGCACATAGCTGTCACCGTCAATATAAAGCCCAAAATCTGAATGAGTGATAACATTCGTTCCACCTCGACTCTTACCACGTTTCAAAAACCTATCTAAAATCCCCATCTTTACTCACCTCCTTTCTAGCGAAAAGTATTTTGAAAAAGTGAATCATAGTGTTTGTTTCTTACTATATTCTGACTGACATCAACTATTTGTTTATCCCAGTTAACTATTTCAGCCCTCAAATCTTTCGTATAGCTTTGACGAACGATTACTTCTTCACCGTTTAAAATTACTTTAACTCGCCCTTTATTAATTAGCACATTAATTTCATGTTCTGATAAAACTATTTCATTCATAATTCACCTAATCAAAGAAGCTCATGACATTCTGATTTTTGCCAAGATTAGCAAGAGCCTGTATACAAGCAAAGACGCTGGCATCAAACAAGTCAATCCTTGCAGTACCACCGTCTCCGTCTAGTTTCTCATATTGCACAGCGTCATCCACCTTTTCAATCGCTCTAACATTACTCACACAGTATTCGTAAGCGTCAGAATGAAGATAGTAAAATTCTTTATTCTTAACTTTGAACTCAATCCGTCTGAATCCCTCTGATTTTAGATAGAAAAGCTGAGGCTGGTCAATCATCTTGAACCGAGCTTGTTTCATCTTCGTCAGAAACTCACGGCCAAACTTCCTATCCATCCCAACAGCAGCAATCTTGAACCCTTTCTCCCTCATATTGATGAACCATTTAACGATATCATCATAGAGAACGGTCGGAGTATTGCTCATAGTTAGCCAGCCATCTGACTGCCACCCGAAAAGTGGTATTCCATCGTCATTAGCTTTCTTTTGAGCGTTGACACGAGGGAAAAAAGCGTGTGTGATGCAGATATCAACATCTTTCTCGCCATCATGGTAAACACCATAAAGGGCGGCGGCGGTCAAGTCATGCAACCTTGACAAGTCAGCTCCACCATACCACTGGATAGGCAAGCGTGCCAGTTCTTCCAAGGTCCAATCATAGCGACTATCTGAAGCGATGAACTCATCAGGATTGAAATAAGCGTTCATTGAGTTTGTAAAGACATTCAAAGTCTTGTTGAAAAACTCATTTCTTGTCTGTGGATCGTTCATAGCTTGCTCTGCTTCTTCTCTCAGAGCCTTGAGCGATACCGTCACCCCCCACGAAGGATTGGCTTTTTTAAGAACATTCTCGTCCAGGTAGTCGCCCACATCTCCATCAGTCGTCTGGTCAGCTTTGCAGATAAACATGAACAAGGAATCATCCTTGACCAATTGCTTAAGAACCTTTTGACAGTATTTAAGACGATTAGCAAGGAAACCAGTAGGAATATCCCCAGCCGTAGAGATAACAAAAAGCATACTGTTTCGGTATGCTGACATTGTTTTCTTCATAAGACCATATTTCTTACTATTCCGCATCGTGTGAGCTTCATCCAAGATAATAACGTTTCCGTTCAAAGAGTCCAAACGGCTCTCATCGTTGGCCAGTGCCTGGATAAAGAAAGAACCCTCAATACCAAAATTAGCAGTGATTGAGTGTTCCTGGTTGTTATCCTTGATACGAATGTTCTTGTCATTCCATCGCTCTACATTGAATTTTAAGAATCCAAAGGCTTCCATAGCTTGCTTGACCGAGTTAGCCACGATGTAGCATTTTGAACCGCTGTCTGTGTCTAATATCTGATAAGCAAGTGCGATTGCAGCAGTAAATGAGGTTTTCCCATTCTTCCGAGCAAGCATGATAAGCGCTTCTTTGAACCTACGCTCATTTGTACCCGTATAGTAGAAACCAAACAGATTCACAACTACAAAATGTTGCCAGGGTTGCAAGAGTAATGGCTTGTTACGGATAGACACCGCAAACATATCATCACCCTGCTGATGGACTATCGTGTTTTCGATGAAGTGAACAACGAAATCAACGATTTCCTCATCCATTTCAAACTCTGGATTGTCAAGATCACGAATGAACCTTTCAGCAGCAAGAATATTTTCCTCGCAATGTTCATCTTTGTGAGAAATGACGTGCCGAGCATACTCTTTCGCTTTATCAAGATTACCCATTGCCAGTCACTCGTTTCTTCTTGATTTCGTTCTTGAACTTCAGGACCTCAGTAAGAACTGAATCACCTTCTTGTTCTACTACCTCGCCGAGAGACTTCGGATTCATCATCAGCTGATTAGAGTAGCTGAGGATGTCTTTCCTCAAAATTTCCATCGCTGTCAAGATTGGAACTTTGCGCTCATTCTCAGCACCAGCCTTATTGACGTAGGTGTCTGTTACTGGATAACCCATGTCAGCATAATCTTGAGCAAGTTTCTGATACTGATAGAGCATTCCTGCAAAAATATCAATGATCATTTCGAACTCTTTACGATAAGTGCCCAAGTCTTTCATCTGCTTGACTACTTTTGACTTAATCGACTTTGCTGTAATTGGTTTAGCCAAAAACTACCTCCTTTCGTCAAAATCGCTTAGTTTTTACCCCCTTTTTGTTTGAAGGCCTCCGACTTGGAAAAAGTTCCCTTCACCGGTACCCTACTGGCCAAAATGATTTTTCAAAAAGAGGGGGGGACTAAAAATTTTCATTTTTCATTTTTGAAAAAATTTAAAAATTCTTTTTTTCTTTTTTTCTGCCAATACAATCCTTGATTGATTACTCTATCGTTCACTCTATCATGAAACGTATTGTGTTTCTTATTCGTCAACGGCAAACAATTCCATTCAACGAATTCAAGTTCAGGATATTCAGATACAGGAAAGATATGGTGAACCATTTCTGCTTGAACAGAAATTCCGTAACGCAAACTTTCTTGACAAAGATAATCATGCTTACGCATTATCCTATCACGGAACTTCTCCCACTTCTTAGATTTCAAGGATGGTCTGATAGGTTTGTTATACATCTCAAACCTCCTTTCTCAATGCAAAAGGGACAGGCCTTTGACCTATCCCATCTCATACAAGAAATCTATGCTACCATAATAAACCTTTTTTTTGTGAGACTTCAAGATGCCTTTTGTCTCATTCTTAAAAATTATTCAGGATTGTCTGGTATGTTAAAACGTTTTGAAGTAAACTCTAAAACTCCAGGATCTGTGCTTGTGGTTATTTCTGATTCTGGGATTATAGAGATTTTTGTTGTAGAGTCTTCAACTATTTCTTTTTCCCAATTTACAAGGATGAATGTAAGAGCTGGTCCGAACTCTCTTGGAATGACATTGTACCCAATTATTTTGAAATTTATTTCCGGATTGTTTTTTATATCTTTGTTTAGTTTATCAACTGCTCTAGATTCAAACAGCATATCGCAGTATTCTTTAATCATGTTATACTCCTTTTTTCTAGGTTGTTTTATCCCTCACTTTCACATATCTTATATTTTGTTAAACTCCCCTTGATTCTCAAATCCTTACAGCTCATAGCTTTTCGTGTCTTTGGTTTTTTTAGTTTATGCTTAACTCATTATGTGAAAGTAATATCTAAAAAATTAAATGACAAAGTTCCGTAGTGCGTCATCAAGCTCTGCTTGCTCTATCCCTATGTATCTCAGGGTAATCGCAGGTGATGAGTGATTGAACATTTTTTGTAATGTTCCTACGTCCTTTGTCTTGTTGTAATATTTATAGCCGAATGTTTTTCGCATTGTGTGCGTGCCAACATTATCAATGCCTAGTTCTTCAGCAGCTTCATGGATGATTTGATAGGCTCGCTCACGAGTGATCGCTTTATTCTGACCTTGCCTACTCTTGAATAAGAAATGATGAAATGGTTTGCCCTCGACGTATCTCCTCATTTCTTTCTTGAGTTCTTTCGTCATCCGTCTTGTTATCTGCTTGCCAGTCTTCCGTTCTCTCAGCTTGATGTGCCATCCCTGGACATCTTTAACTTTCAAGGTAAGTATATCTC